CATTCTACCTATTGGCACAAAACCACCTTCAGCTCTTAAATCCATCTCTTGTCCATCCATATCTAGTAATGGCATAGTTTTTTTAGCTACAGGTTCTTTTGATCCTTCTTGAAAACCTATTCTACCACCATCGGCCACAAACTGGGGTTTATAAAAATCAAACTCACTACCCGTGCCTCTTACACTTAATGATGGGTCTAGTCTCATGTTGTAGTATTGTCTTAAAAATTCATCTTCACCATCCTCTTCTTTTGGTGTCAACGCACCTGCTAATGCAGATGTTCCTGCTATTGCTAAAAGTGGGTTCTTTCTAAAAAAATCTAAAATACCAGTTGCACCACCAAAATAATCTGATGATCCAGCTGCTTGCAAAGCTTTATTAGCTTTCATTGTACTAAGAAATCCCATGCCTCTTCCAAATAAACTTTTAGGACCAAAAAATCCTGTGCCTGCTGATCCAGCTCCAAACGGTATGCCAGCTAAACCAGCGAATAATGCAGCTTTACCAATTGGTGACTTAGCAACTTTTTTAAGAGTTCTTGATACACCTTTTGCTGCTTTCTTTAATCCTTTTGCAATACCACCTAAAAATAATTCTTGTCGTCCAAGGTCCATGATCCCACCTTCTGCAGCCAATACAGGAAGATTTTGATTTACCGTACCACCCTCTGCTAAACCATATTGTTCAGCTATATCCGCTGCAATGTCCTCAAAAGGTTTTTGTGTTGCAGCTTCTCCTGGTTCAGTTAAAAAGTCTGATGGAATTAAACTTCTATTTGTTGGACTGATTCCAAGTGTTTTTGCGGCCGATCTTTGAGCATCAAATCCTTTAGCTGGAAATTTTGTTTCTTGTTCCAATAAATTTTCTCTAAATTTTTCCATGATATTAGCTCGACCTTTTTCATCAATAAATTCAGCACCACCAAATATTGGATCTTTAACAAATTTTTCTGCTGATTCTTCATCTACAATACCTAATAATTTTTCTATATCTTTTGTTCCATAAACTTTTGCAAGTTGTTGTCTTTTCTTTGGATCACCAAATATACCAAAACTTGCTAACTGTCTTGGAGTAAACTTTATGGCATCACTATCATCACCAATTGTTCTAGTAGGTTTTTTAGTTTTAGTTGTAGTTTGTTGTGGACTAGGGTCATCTGATCTTGATGTTCTTTCTTTAAATTCTCTTGCAGACTGTTGTTTAGCCTCTTGTGTTTGTGCAGTTCTATATCCTGGTCTTTTACCGTCTTTAGATGGTGATACTAACATACCACCGTCATCATAACCAATACGTCCACCATCAGCTGCAAACTCACTTCCTAAATATCTTGATCCTGCAATTCTAGGTGTTAGTAAAGATAAAGGATTTACATATTCTTCTGTATCTTTCTCTTCTATTGCTTTTGCCATCGCAGGTATTATAGGATCTTGTCTGCCATCATTGCCTGTTGATATAATTTTGCCTGTCGCGTCTCTCATAAAACCAGCTTTTAAATTACCCATGGCATCAGTTTTACCTGCTAGTCTATCGGCCATATAGCTGTCGTAAGCATCTTCAATCTCTTCTTCAGTCATATTCATTATTGTTGATAAATCTAAGCCAGGTATTCTTTCAGCTGCAATCACTCTTTCAAAATATGGTCTATTAAACTTTGCACCAAAATCAGATAAAGCTTGAGCTATACCTTCTAAACCTTTTCCAAAACCAATTCCTGGTATGGTAACTTTTCTTCTATTAGCTTTAAATTTTCTTAATTTTTCTTTTAAATCTGCTAATTTGTCTGGTCTTGTTCTTAAATCTGTTTTTCCATCTACTACTCTACGACCTTTAAACTTTTGATTTTCCATCGCTTGTGCCATTGCGATAGCATCAGCGTCTTGATCATCATCTTCTGGTGGTCTAGCTCTTTCCTTTTGATCTGCTAATGCTTTAGCTAAACCTGATCCAAAAGACCCTACTTGTGGTCTGGAAGAATAAGATGTTTTTTGTTTGTCTCTGTTACTATCAAATGGTTTTTTGTATCCTTGTCTCGTACCACCAAATCCTGGTTGTACCAACATACCACCGTCTTCTAACATCTGTCTGAATTGCTGTGCTCTAGTTATTGCCATCGTACCATTCTATTTTGTTTCACCGAATAAATCAAGACTCGGCATTATTACTCTTACA